CGGACAGGAGATAGTCACATGATCTTCCATGCTTTCCAGCGTGAAGACGACGATGCCGTCTTCACCATCGTTCGCAACATCTCCGGTGCTGCGCTGTCCATCGGACACGCATGCGCCTGGAGCACCTCCAGCCCTGACGGAGTCCGCGTATCGACTCCTGCAACCAGCGGTCTGTCCCTGTTCCGTGGTATCGCCGTCGAGGCAATCGCCGACTCGGCATACGGCAAGGTTCAGGTACACGGCTACTGCTCAGCAGCGCTGGTGTCCAACAACACCTCGGTGACCTTCACCGCTGGCACCCCTCTGGTTCCTGTTGCCGCTCAGGTATACCTGAACGGAAGCACGACCCCAGACGGCTACGGTGGATTCGCCGCTCTGGCCGAGGCTGTGGCAACCGCTGCTGCAACCCAGGTCAACAAGGCAGTCTTCATCCGCGCCCTCTAAGCGGGTGGACTCCTCAAGCCCCGGCCTCACGAAAGTGGGGTCGGGGTGTTTTTTTGCCCAAAACAGGGTATACAATCTTCTATACCAATGATAGAGCTACAGATAGAGACCTCTACCGCCTGTTCAGCGCGGTGTCACTTCTGCCCTCACCCAGACATCGTCGGAAACTCCAAGAAGGAAGTCATGTCGATGGAGGACTTCCGGAGCTTGATCGATCAGGTGGCTGAGATTCCACAGATCACAGACATCAAGGTTGTAGGCCTGAACGAGCCGATGCTAGATCCACACTTCGTTGAGCGCATCAAGTACGCGTGCGAGAAGCTGCCAGGACGGAGCATTTACACGTTTACGAACGGATTCGGTCTGACGCCAGCGAAGTTTGATTCCCTAAAAGCAGCAGGCATGTCATGCATCATCTTCAGCCTAAACGCCATCAACCAAGAGCAACACCAAAAGATCATGGGCATGGTCGGTAAGTTCGACAACATCTGCTCGAACATCGAGTACGCAATCGCCAACAAGGGCGACATGAAGATTGAGGTTCACTCTGTCGTCAACAAGGACATGTTCACTACCGAGGACGCGCTAGCGTTCTACCAGCGCTGGGGACATGTTGCCCTTGGAGGTCACGGTAACTGCATCTCAGAAGCGAACTGGGCCGGACTCAACAGGGACGTGAAGGAGTGGAACAGCAAGCCGAACGAGGCCTGCTTCAGGGCTCTAAGCAACATCTACGTGATGTGCGACGGAACCGTAACTCCGTGCTGCTACGACCCGACTGGAGTCCTGGCATTCGGATCATTGAAGGAGCAGACGCTCAGGGAGATCTACAACTCAGAGCGGTACGTTCAGTTCAGGTGGGATCACTTCCAAAACGAGGCGGACAAGTACGATCACTGCAAGGGGTGTAATAGGATATGAGCAAGCTGCTGCTGATAGGCTCTGGGGAGAGGCGGCAACTGATGATGACCGATCTACTCTGGCCGAAGATCGTGACCCTAGACAACAGCCCAACGCACAAGCCTGACATCGTAGCGGACCTTGAGAAGCTGCCATACGAATGGGCTCAGGACAACGAGTACGATGAGATACACGCGTATGAGGTTCTTGAGCACACTGGATGGCAGGGTGATTACAAGTTCTTCTTCGAGCAGTGGAACGAGTTTCACAGGATTCTCAAGAAGGGCGGGTCATTCATCGCGACGGTTCCGATGTGGAACACGATCTGGAATCGTGGGGATCCTGGCCACAAGAGAGAGATCAACAACGGAACGCTGGTCTTTCTGTCTCAGAAGGAGTACGAGAAGCAGGTTGGAGTCACGCCAATGGCAGACTATCGTGATATCTACCATGGGGACTTCGTGACAGAGTTCATGGACCAGAGTGGTCCGCTGTTCCGATTCAAGCTGAGGGCACTATGAGCGAGAGACCACTAGAGGGACTGAGAGCGATACTGGCCGTTCCGACGTACGGTCCAGTCGATTCGCTATGCTCAAAAGACGTTCGACTCGGGATGATGGTGGCTGCTCGCCTAGGTCTTGAGTGGGTCGGTGACGCATCACCAGACCGACTTGGCTTCTCGGCAGCACGAAACAGCGTTACGCAGGCAATCTACGACGAACACGAAAAGCCAATCGCGGACGGAATCATGTGGGTCGATTCTGACATGCGCTCAAAGCCAAGCGACATGGCGAACCTGCTTAGATCTGCAGTAGAGTACAAGGAAGGATTCGTCACTGGCGTATACCATCAAAGGGCGGTAGACCTGCTTCCTGTCCTGTATGAGTACAGGCCGAAGACGAAGACGTTTCATCAGGTGTCAGACTACCCGCTGAACGCGTTCGCTCAGATGGGCGGGTGCGGATTCGGGTTTGTATGGACATCGTTCGAAGTGATCGACGCGATCAGGAACCACAAGGACTTTGACGACAAGAAGGGGTGGTTCCCAGATGAGCGTGACAGCGGAGGGTTCGGAGAAGATCTGAGCTTCTGCTATCAGGCGATCCAGGCTGGCAAGCAACTGTACGTGAACTCCTCGATTCTCCTTGGTCACACTGGAGATCCAAAGGTGATCACTCGTGAGGACTACGTTAAGCTTGTCGAGGAGAGGAGGAACATAGTCAATGTTGAGTCAGAAGAAACTGTCTAAGGTCCAGCTTTACCAGCAAGGGCCGGAAGATTCCGCGTACGACTTCTACAGGTGCAGCAAGTGCCTGCGGATCGTAACAAGGGAGCAAGAGATTAGGCGCAGACCGACGGGCAAGATCTGCCCATGCGGTAGCGCGAAGTACTACGCATCGAACCCAGTCAGCTACGAGTGGCTGAAGTGGTCAGTGATCAGGGTGGTATTCAAGTTCATCCTGGCCAGAGTGATCGCTCCAAGGTTCGGAGCGGAGAGTGTCGAGAGGTTCCTGTAACCTAGACGTGTGCCCGTATTGGGCAAGGAGGAAGAGATGTCTGACTACAAGATCGAAGGAAATCGCTACACAGCGATCTACGTCATCGAGCCCAAGCACGGTGGCGGACAGACGTACCGCAAGGTGCCGTTTGAGATCGTTCGCTTCAACGTGGACGCCAACCCAAGCGCACCAGAAGTGATCGTTCCAACCGGGGAAGATGTTCTCAACGTGGACGGAGTCAAGGCTGACCACGAGAAGGTCTACGAGAAGATCTGGATCGTTGACGCTCTACCGTTCAAGGCGAAGACCAGCGTCGGCCCGGTGGAGTAATGACCATAGAAGAAATCCTGAAGCGTGAAGAGGGGTTTGTTCCCACCGCATATCAGGATCACCTGGGATTCTGGACAATAGGGTACGGACGCCTCATCGACAAGAAGAGGGGCGGAGGCATCAGCGAGGAGGAAGGACTCTATCTTCTCCGGAACGACATCGCCCGCAAGCGGAAGGAGATCGTCTCAGCGCTTCCGTGGTTCGAGTCCCTGGATGAGGTCAGGCAGACCGTCATCCAGTGCATGGCTTTCCAGCTAGGAATCTCTGGACTCCTGTCGTTCAGAAAGACCCTTGAAGCGGTACGAACTGGAGACTACACGCTCGCAGCGAAGGGGATGCGCGCGTCGAAGTGGGCAAGGCAAACCCCTGGTCGCGCCAATCGGATGGCTGACGCAATGGAATGGGGTGTCCTGTGAACGAAGCTCTCTGGTTCATCTGGCTAGTGCTCTTCCTCGTATACGAGGTCTACGCCGCTCTCAACAAGAAGAAGGGTGACACCCTATCCGAAACAGTCGGAGACTGGACCGGACTGGAGAAGTGGAGGAAGGGAGAACGGCGCGGAAGCGTCGCCCGCCGCACAGTACTCTTCTGCTTCCTAGTCGGGTTGACCAGCCACCTAGTCTGGGGAACAACAGTTCTCCCTGTGATCGTGTTCGGAGGAGCGTTCTTCGCCATAGTAGGCTGGGGCGTGTTCAAGGAGAAGTAACATGAGGAAGATCTTGTTCGTATTCGTCGCAGCCATGCTCTTCATGGGAGCGAAGGGCTGCAACGATTGCCAGAAGGCAACGGCTGCAGCGTTGGCAACATGTCAGGCAACAGGGGAGGATTCAGATGCGTGCAAGCAGGCCAAGGAGCAGGCAGCAACTACGTGCGAGCCGAAGCCGGAACCGACGGCGACTCCAACGCCTGAGCCAACGACTGAGCCGACACCCGAGCCGACACCAGAACCAACCCCTGAGCCAACTCCAACTCCAGGCTCAGTCTGCTACCTGACGAGCGAGGAAGCAGCGGGCGGAGTGACGGCAATCGAGAACCCGCGTCCACCGCAGGTGCTAAGGGATGCCCTTCAGGAGGCCGTTCTGCAATCTCTTGAGCGTGTCTCTGGATGCCAGCGTGGATCTAGGTGCCTCATCGACAGCTACACGCAGACCACATTCCAGGCGGCTGTTGTCAAGGATCTTGCAGAGCATGGAACGTGCGCTGGTCCTCAGAGCGGAAGCGGAATCGATCAGATCAGCGTCGCTCGTTTGGTGGAAGGCCAGTGCGAGAACATTCGCCAGAACTACGATACCTTCACTGGTGACGACCACGATATTCCTGTACCAGCGGGAACGCACCGCACAGTTGTCTGGGCAAAGGAGCAGGATGCCTGGAGAGCTAACGATGCGTCAAAGAATTCGACGTGCGGGACAGCGCCGACTCCTCAGCCAACCCCTGAGCCTGAGCCTGACCCAGTCCCTATCGCTTGCGGCCTACCGGATCCACGCCCGGCCATGCACCACCCGATCATCAAGATCAACTGGACGAATCGCAGGGACCACTGGAACGTAGACACAACATTCAACATCACGAGAGACCAGCCATACTGCGAGAGCATCGGGATGGGAACCATTGGCGGAACACTTCGCGCGTCGTGCCCAGTGCGTCCAGATGGCCACCCTGAGCGCAAGTGCTGGGAGAAGGCCATCCTTGGCACGCAGCGATTCTGGTGTGACGGTGTGGAGATTCAGCCATGGGAGGGAAACGGAGCCCAGGCTTGGTGCGAGGGGTCTACTGTCAAGACCTGTTCCGAGGATCTGAAGATCTGCGCTGAGAAGACTCGCTAACGCTTATAATGGAGTGGTAGGGGGTCGGGATGACTCGCGAGGAATGGGATGCAGAATGGTGGAAGGAGTTCAGTGATCTCCGCCACCGCAACCCAACGACCCCGCTAGACCGTGTTCAGAAGGCAGCCACGCTGTCTATGAACAAGAGGTTCGGAAACAGGCCCAAGGGTGAGGCTGGACCCCCTTGGTGGAGCCGCATAGCAGGTCCAGCGATAGGAGTTTCGATGGACCAGCTACAAGGCTTCTGGGACTTCATGAATGGCAAGAAGACCGTGGTGGGACTGATCATCACCGCGCTAGGCTTCGCTGCCGGATTCGTCCCAGCACTACTCGCAGCACTCGGAGTCGGCGCTGTCACTGTCGTGAAGGTGACCGGTATCCTCACGACAGTTCTCGGAGTGGCTCACAAGATCTACAAGTTCGTCTACAACGAGGAGCACAAGTAAGCCATGATGACACTCAACGCCTTGCTGATAGCCAACTTTGTCGCCGCCAACCCTGAGTTCATCGCATGGGTGTTGGGTGGGCTGATCTCTTCGATTGCCGGACTTCTTGTCGGACACTACGCTCTTATCAGCAACAGACTGAAGAAGCTTGAAGAGGTTGATCGTGAGACTCTAGCGAAGGTTGAGTCGCACGAGAGAACTCTAGTCGAGTACAAAGAA